GAGGACATTAAATTTAGAACTGACCCAAAGGTAAGTAAGAAAGCTTTTAGTGATACATTTGTATTTACTGATGCTGCTAAGTTAGGATATGAAATTTTAATTAACAGTAATCTTTTATGTACACACAAAAAGTAACGGTAGTAACATTATTAATTATTATATTAGCGGTAAAAATATACATAGAACTTTATGAATGATGATTACATATTTGTAGTACCAAACTATAGCGAAGATGAAAGTATTATGGACGTAGCGCAGGAAATAGCTAGTTTACAATTCGCAATAGGTCACATACCACAATCGGAACAAATAAGAATAATAACGGAAAATTAAAAACTATGAGCAGTTTAGCAACAAAAGAAGTATTAGAAAAGGAATTAAGTAGATTTACAGAGCGTGTAATGTTTCTTGATAAATGGATTGAAAGTATCTTAGGTAAAGAAACAAATGATTTTGAGGACTTAAACACTGTTTACCAAAAGGAGCAGGAAAGAGATTTTAAGATTGCTATTATTGAGCAAAGGAAAAAGCAGATAGACCAAATTAACCAAGAGGAAGAGTTAAAGAAGAAAGTTGTTTTAGAATTTCCTCAATTATTGATAGATGCAGGAGCATCAGTTGATAAGATGTTTGAAGATTTAGAAGCTATTAAGAAGAATAGACCAGTTACAAACAAGGCTAAAGCTGAAAAAGCTAGTATATTAAGCGGTTTTACTCAACAATACGAGCAAATAAGTACTGTTTATGATGGTATAAATGAAAGATATTTATCTGATTCTAACCATAAAGAGTTATTTGTAGATTTCAAGATGTTAAACGATATTATAAATATTGCGAATAAGTAAATGAGTTTTTTAGTATTCGTTTTTATATTCATTATGATAAGAGTTGTATTTAATGGTATTCAACGGATTATAGATAGTTTTAACGATTAAATTAATAATAGGGGTGTTAATTCACCCCTTTTTTATTATATTAGCTTACACACAACTATAAGCCATAATTTATTCTACTAAATGGCTATAACAATTGAAAATAAAAGTAGTGGTATATATATAGATACTGGTTCTTTTGAAACGTATATTAAATACGATAATATAAAACTTAGCAAAGGATCAACTAATATTACTATTTACGATAATAGTAGTAACTCAGTTTCTTTAGGTCAGTACAAAATAACATTTAAACATTCAGATGTTACATTACCTGTTAGTGATGACTTAGATGCTTTATTTGACATATTAGAAGGTTATGTAGATTCTAGTATATCTAATGGGGTTAGAGGTGAAACATCAGTAGTTAATTCTTCTATAGTTCCTTTGGTATCAGGGGCAACATTTACGGGTGTAGCTGAATTGAATGATTATGCTGATGTAATGATAACTACTAAGTCAGATCAAAACGGTACTATTTATTTTGAGTTTTCACCTGATGGAACTAACTGGGATACATCACTATCTTTTGTTTATGATACATCAAGAATAAACCCCCCTCATATATTTGTAAAAGCTGAAAGATATTTTAGAGTAAGGTTTTTAAATACAAGCGCAACAGATCAAACTATATTTAGAATAAATACTTATTACGGAGCTTTTGAAAAACTAACCTCACCAATTAATGGAACAGTTTCGGATAATTATGATGCTTTAGTTGTTAGACCTACTGATTACCGATACGAGGTTGCGATGGGTAAAAGACAAGGTAGGAATACGGTTAATAAGTGGGGTTACAACCTAGATATTGATTCAGGTTCAGGAGAGGAAATAATAGCTCCATGGGGTGGTACTTTTAACCCTAACACTGACATTATGAGTGTAGCTCAAACCTTTACTATTACATACAATAATGCAACAGATGGTTTAGGTCAAACAGGTGCTTTAGTATTAATTATAACTTATATTGATGCTAATTACAATGAAATAACAGCTTTTCATACTTTAGGAAGTACAGGAACAGATACAACATCATTTACAGGTTTTGGTATAAATAGGGTTGTAGTGTATACTACTGGTGGTTTAGGTTGGAATGCGCAAGATATTACATTAAGAGCATCAGCAGATTCTACAATACAAGCTCAAGTTCCTGCTGAAAAGTCAGTAACTCAACAATGTATTTACCATACTCCAATTAACCATAATTTATTAATGGACTGGGTAAAAGGGAACGTGTTAAAGATTAGTGGCGGCGGAGGTAATCCAACTACTACAGTTGTAGGATATTCTTGGAGTAGAGTTACTGAAACTAGGTACGAGATATTTAGAGAAGATATAGATACTAATGTTGAAAACCATATGATAGTAGCACCATCACAGCCTTTTGTAGTTGGAGGGAGAGAGGTTATATATTTTGAGTGTTCTACAGATACAAATAACACGGTAATGAAGTTTAGATTTTCAGGAATATTAGAAAGAATACTTTAAATTAAAAAGAATGAAAGCAGATATAACAATAAAACCTATAATAAAATTGATACCCTACTTTAGGGGTTCTATTAAGAAGAAAGGTAAATTCCTTATAAAATACTCAATAAACTTAAATTGGTTAATTTTCCATATAGACATAGATAACTACTAAATATAATTTCGTTATTTAGAACCGTTCTAAATTAGTATATTAGTGCTATGGCTAGTTATGATAATATTATTAATGAGTTTGAAACCGTATCTAATGCTTTTGCATCGGTTGATAACTTCATATACAATAGGGTTAGCGCAATCAATGGATTACAAGCTGATAAAGGTTATCCTGCTCTTTTGGTTGTTTCTACTCCTAATATGGTACGAGGGAAAGTTAATAACTCTTTTTTACCTTCTAGGAAGGAATTTACATTTAATATATTCTGTTACGACCTACGTAATACAGATAGGCAAAAATCAGAAGGTTTACAAGATGGTCAAGCAAGAGTAGATACTATTTTAGATCAGTACATTGCTGAATTAATGAGTAGAAACATAGCGGGAGATAACGGTTTTTCTATTATTAGACAGGCTAACATAAATGGCTTCTTAGCTCATGATGTTCAAAATGATAAGCTAGTGCAATCTACTTATAGTGTTACCGTAGAATTAGATTCTGATTGTATAGAAGGTACTTTTAACTACTAATGAAAGCTGATTATAACATAATAGAGAAAATGTTAATAGTTGAGTTACAAAACGAGCTATTAAATCAAGGTCATAAGGCTAGTGGTGAATTAATTGATTCAATGGAGGGTAGAACAATGGTGTTACCTGATTCTATTGTTATTGAAATCCTAATGCAAGACTATTCAAAGTATGTTAATAACGGAAGGAAACCAGGAGGAAAGAAAGTTCCTATATCAGTATTAATAGATTGGATTGAAAGAAGAGCTTTAGCAAGTGGTGACAAGGAAAAGAAGAGTATGGCTTTTGCGATTCAACAGAAGATATTTAAAGAAGGTTCACCAACACAAGGAAGTTTTAAGTTTAGTAAGAACGGTAGACGTAAAGATTTTATAGATTTCGTTTTAGAGAATAAGTTAGACCCTATATTAACTAAGGTAGGTGATGAGGTTTTTAAAGACTTCAATGTTTTAGTTGATAAGATGGTAAAAACATTTAATAGTTATAAGTTTTAATATGGCAATTACAGGAGTTACAATACCAGTACAACCAGTACTAGCATATACACCTACGGTTTATTCGTTAAGTAGTGATGATGTTAATATAGTTAGTTTAATTATAGAAATTCACAATACAGCAACAACTAGGATAGCAGCTTTTAGCGTTCAGCCTGATTTAGGTACTACTGATGAATTTACTTTTGATATTCAAGAGGTTTTAAAGGATAATGTAAGTTTTATACTAAAAACTTTAGGAGCTAGTGCTGTTATTAATGATGTTGATAATATGCAATATGTTGTTAGAGCTTTTGAGGTTACAGAAGTTGACGGTTTATTAGTTACGGCTTATGATCCTGATGATGACAATAACTCATCTTTTGATTACCAAAGTGCTACGGGTTCTGCTTTTAATTGGCGCGAATCCCATATTAGTTTAGCTAGTTTTGATAAAACAGATTACGAGTTAATAAGTAATGCTAGTTTGTTTTTAACAGGAAGCCCAAACCCTAAAACAATTGAACTAGGTCAGAATGAGTTCTTAGGAATGGGGTGGAGTACGATAACAGGAATGGCTTCTAAAAACTTCTCTTTTGAAATATTAACTTTTGATGCATCAGGTAGTACATTAAGTACTGATACTTTAGCGGTTACTGATTGGAATACGTTTCCAGTTAATTACTTAATTGATCCTTATTTAGATGCTCCTGTAGGTACTGCTAATTTAATTGCACAAGGTATAAGCTTAACTAATGTTGCATCTTATACTATTCAATTACAGAGTGATGATGGTGATAGGTCAGAAATAAGAACGTTTAACATAGTAGAAGGATGCTCAACAGATGTTAGAATACATTTTGTTAATAGATTCGGTAAACAGGATAGTATAACTTTAAAAGGTAATCAAATTGAAGGTTTAACGGGTAAAGCTACTACATACCAAAAGTCTTTAGGACTTACTTATGATTCTAGTGCATTTGGTAGGGCGGTTGTTCAAAACATAAGTACTAATACATATACAGCTTATTCTAAAAGTATAGGTAGGGAGGAGTTAGAATTTGCTAATAGTATGCTAATTTCAAAGATGGCATATATGGAGGTTGATAGTAATTACTTTGCAATATTAATAGAAGATGGTAGTAAGATTGTAAGAAATGAAAGTAATATGCCTATTCAGTTTAGGTTAGATTTCAGTTTAGCTAACCAGGAGAAAGGTCATAAAGGGTAATTTATGAATGATGTAGTAATTAGAATATTAGATACTAGTAATGGGGTTTTAGGAGATTTAGACTTATCTAACCCTAAAGATTTTCCATTGGCATTAACTAAGGGTATTGTAAACTTAGATAACCTTAAAGCGCGTACAGGTACATTTAGTAAGAGTTTTAAAGTACCTAACACAAAGAACAATGCTAAGTTATTATCTAATATTGATAATATAAACAGCCGAAAAGATTATAGGGATGCTTTAAACCGTAAACCATGTGTAATAATTGTTAATAATAATCAAATTGAAGGCGGTTTTATTCAGGTTAGTAAGGTTTTTGAAGGTTTTGAGTTAGATAGCTTTGAATTAGTTTTCTTTGGTAACAACATTGATTGGGTAAAAGGTGCTAGTGAGTTACAGTTAAGTGAAATAACATCATGGACTAACAACGCACAAGTATATAATCAAGCAGCTATAAATGGAGTTAATATTTTAGACTCAGATACATCTGATATTTGTTATCCTTATATTTCTAGGGGTGGTAATGCTGTAAGTAATAATACTGAGGTAAGGGATTTTTTACCATGTTTTTACTTAAGAAGTATATTAACTAGAGGAGCGAATAGTTTAGGATGGAACATTAGTAGTACTTTTTTAGATGGTGTTGATGTTAAAAGGTTAGCGTGTGATTTATCGAATAACTTTACGGTTAGAAATGACTTAGTAGAGGAAAGTGTAACTAGAGCAGAATTAACAACTGGGTCTTTTAATATAGGTGAAGGTGATGTAGTAAGTATAGTATTTAACAATGATTCTACAGCACCTAATCAAGATGATAATGATAACTATGATACGGGTACAGGAGAGTATACACTTCCTTCAACAGGTAGGTATAATTTCAACGCTAATATAAAAATAGGTTCATGGACTGGAATAGATGAAGTTTTTATAGATGTTACCGTTGAGTTATTAAAAGGTGGTGTTGTTCAGGATTCATTTACTAGAGAGGTTAATAAGTTTAATTTAACTGAATCAGTAACAGGTACATTATCTTCTATAAACTCAGCAGGTTCTAATTTACGTATTAGGGTTTCTTGGGATGCTTCTGTAAATACAGGAACTGCTAATGGTATTGTTAAAACGGGTTCTTTTTTCGATGTTCAAAGGAGTTCAGAAATAATAGAGGGTGATACTTTTGATTTAAACGATATAATACCTACTAGCATAAAGTTAATAGATGTTATAAACGATTTTACTAGAATGTTTAATATTTACTATTGGACTGATGTAAAAACTAAAACCATATACTTTGAACCTAGAGATACTTTTTTTAAATCACAAGCAACCGCTATTAATTGGAGTGATAAACTAGATTTAAGTAAGAATTACGAAGTAGATTATGTTTCTAGTTACAAAAGAAATGTAGAGTTTAAATATAAAGACTTAAATAATGATGAATGGTTAAAAGGGTGGCAGGATGAGAATAAAAGAACCTACGCAAGATATAACCATGTTTTACCTGATAGATTTGCAGAAGGTACTAATACAGTTGAATTAGGTTTATTTAGTGCTATTTATGCTCAAACATCATCAGAAGCTACCCCAATATTAGGTACTAGCTTTGATTCAGAAATAGCTTTTACTACTGTAAAAATATGGAGTGCGTTCGTTCCTGATGAAGAACCACCTACCGAAAGAGTTTTAGATTATAACCCTAAGATATTTCTATTTAATAATGGAGGTCAAACCGCTTTAAGTGGTGTTGATAGGCAAATAAATTTATTTGGAACTCCAACTACTACTATTCCTTATGGAATATTTGAGGACTACAACAATACTACAAGTGATATTAACCTATCCTTTACTGGTGATGATGGTTTGTTTTCCACTTACTATTCTAAGATGTTTAAAAACATTGAAGAGGGAGGTAGATTGGTGGCATACTTTAAACTTTCAAGTGTAGACATAGAAAACCTAGACTTTAGAAAGCTAGTTTACATAGAAGCACCTAGCAAGGTTAAAGGTTATTACTTAATAGAAAAGGTTATAGATTTTAAGCCAATAGAGGAAGGATTGACAAAGGTTAGTTTATTTAAGTTTGAAAACTTAGGAAGCGTACCAATAGACCCTAACCAACAAGGGAATAATGATAACAATGGAGATAATGGAAATAACCCACCTACATTAAACCCTATTTACGTAGAAGATGGTGGTTTTTTAATTGAGGTAGGAATAGTAGATCCTGTAACGGGTAACATTGAATTAGTTTATTTATAGTATTATGGCAGAAAAGGTAATAGCGATTAAGATAGATGTACAGGGTACAGCCGATCAAAATAAGAAATTAGTAGGATTAGAAAAGAATCTAAAAAAGCTAAAGGATGAAAGAACAAAGTTAAATAAGGCTGTTAAGGATGGTGTAATATCTACTGACCAATACGCTAAAAGTATTGCTAAAGTTAACTTAGGATTAAAAGGTACTCAAAGGCAATTATTAGTTACTAGGCAGGAAATGCTAGGTATTGATGGTTTTACTACCAGGTTAGCTAAGTCTTTTGGTAGGCTAGGAACTTCTATAAGCGGTGCTTTTGTAGGTTTGTTTGCTATTCAGAAGTTCTTTTCTATAGTTCAGGATGGTATAGCAACTATTAAGGATTTCGAACAACAAATGGCAACTGTTAAAGCAATAACAGGAGCGACTGCAACGGAATTTATAGCGCTAGAAAAGTCTGCAAAAGATTTAGGTTCTACCACTCAGTTCACAGCTACAGAGGTTGGAAAACTACAGGAGGAATACGCAAAGTTAGGATTTACGACTAATCAAATATTAGCAGCATCAGAAGCTACATTAGAATTAGCAACCGCTACGGGTTCGGATTTAGCACAATCTGCTACGGTTGCTGCTGCAACTCTTAACGGGTTTGGCTTGGAAGCTAAAGATACTCAGAGAATTGTAGATGTAATGGCTAAATCTTTTACTAGCTCCGCTTTAGATTTAAGTAAGTTTGAAACTGCTATGAGTGCTGTAGCTCCTGTAGCTGCTGTAGTAGGTGTATCAGTAGAACAGGCAACCGCTGCTTTAGGTACTTTAACGGATGCAGGTTTTGATGCTAGTACGGCAGGAACGGCTTTAAGGAATATATTATTAGATACTCAAAAAGCAGGTTTAACAACAGCAGAAGCATTTAAGCAAATTAGAGAAAGCGCAGACCCTGCAACTACTGCATTAGATTTGTTTGGTAAACGTGGAGCAGCGGTTGGATTAACTTTAGCTAATAACGAAGAGAAAACAAAAGCCTTTGCATCTTCTTTAAATAATGCAGCAGGAAGTGCTAAGGCAATGGCTAATATAGTTGGTGATACTTTAGAGGGTGACTTAAAAAGGCTTTCATCAGTTTGGGAGGGGTTGATATTACAAACTTCTGAGGGTGACTTTTTCAGGGAAATTACGCAGTCTGCTACTGAGTTCCTTAGTACTATTTCTGATTTAACAAGTAATATACATGAAGAAAGTGATGCTTTAGAAGATCAAAGAATTAAGATAAATGTATTAGTAGGTCGTATAACATCTTTAAACGAGGGTACTGATGACAGAAAGAAATTAATAACAGAATTAAACGCTTTAAGTCCTACTTTCTTAAAAAACTTAGATCAAGAAAACCTATCTAATGAAGTTTTAGCTAAAAGATTAAAAGAAGTTAATAAAGAATTAGTTAATCAAATCTTAATAAAGAGAGAAGATGAAAAGTTAGCCGACAAGGCAGAGGATCAAGCTGATGCAGAAGTGGAAAAGCTTAACGCTGAAATTAGTTTAGAAAAACAATTACTAAGTATAAGAGAATCTAAATTCAAAGGAATTAGTAAGGAAATTTCTATAGGTAAAACTCAGATAGAACAGGCTAATGAGTTATTGAAAGTTTTAGATGAACAATCTATTAGAGTTAAATCACAAACTAGCTTTGGAGGTGTTGTTGAGTCTACTAACTTACAAGCTGATGCTGCTGATAGGCTTAGGACTTTATTAAGTAATTTATCTGTAAGAACTAAACAAGTTAATGAGCAGAACGAAGAAGCTAATGATATAGCTGCTAAAAGAGTGGATTTATTAAAACGTTTAGGGGTTGAGGAAAGTAAAACGGTAGAAACAAAGAAGAAAGAAGTTGTAGTTAATAAAGAATTGATAACAACAACTAAAACTTTATCAGCAGCAGAACAGAAAAAGATAAAAGCAGCTAAAACTTTAGAAGATAAAGAGAATGAAAGAAAGTTAAAAGAAGAAGAAAGGTTTATATCTAAAGTTGATAAAATAAGAAAACAATCATCATTACTAGCTATTGAAGATGAAAGAAAGCTGCAACTAGAAAAGTTAAGGATTCAAAAAGAAGCATTAGATGCAGAAGCTAAACTAAAGATAGGTAATAAAGTTAAGCAGGATAACGCACTACTTAGCCTTACAACTAGCTTTAACGCTAAAGAAACTGCAATAAATGCTAGTTTTGATGAAAAACAAAGGGTATTAGATGAAGCGGCTTTAGAGCAGACAGAAGCAGCTAAACAGAAAAAGATAGATGATATTGTATCTGTTGGTCAATTTGCCTTAACTGCTGCTACGGAATTAGTTAGCTCTATTGCTAGTATTGAGTTACAAACCGAAAGGGAAAAACTAGAGAAAGGTTTAATAACTGAAAAACAATTTGCAGTATTAAAATACGGTATAGAAAAGAAAGCTTTTGAAAGACAGAAGAAAATAGATATTACTCAAGCTATTATGAATGGTGCTTTAGGTGTAACTAAGGCTTTTGCACAATCGGGAGTATTAGGAGCTGTAACAGGTGCTATAGTTGCTGCATCTACAGCCGTACAAGTTGCTACCATATCTAAACAACAGTTTCCTAGTTCATTTGCAGAAGGTGGATATACTGGTGAAGGTTCAGGTAATCCTGATTCTAGTGGATTTAAACAGGCAGGTATAGTTCATGAAGGCGAATATGTAGTGCCTAAACACGTTCTAGGAACTCAGCAAGGTGCTAACTTAGTTGGTTCTTTGGAAGCTATGAGAAACAACCGCCCTAGTCCTAATGTAAGCGTAGGATTTGCTAATGGTGGTTTAGTAAGTGGAGGTAGTAATATAGATTTAGCAGACATGGAAAACAGAATAACAACAGCCGTGGTTAATAGTATAGGTTCAATTCCAGTTATAAACAATGCTACTGATACAATTAGCCAAGCTAATAAGGTAGTTAATGTAGAACTAGCTGCAACTTTTGGATAAACAAAGGTAAATAAACAGAAAAACTACCTACATAATAATAACGTAGGTAGTTTTTTAAGTTTTCTTTATATGTTACGTTTATCAAGTTAATAGTAACATTATTCTCTATTTATAACCGTTCTAAATAAAATTAGTATCTTTAGTAAATGCTTACTAAGTGGTTTGGAATAGTTAAAAATTTAGATGGTAATATAGTTGATAAATACACTAAGGCTAAAAGACTAAGTATATGCCAATCTTGCCCAAAGTATAGAAAAGACTTTAAACTACTATTTAAAACCATTCCTAATAAACCTCAATGTAGTAAGTGTAAATGTGCTATTAACGATAAAATAATATGGGAGAATGAAAAATGCCCTTTAAAAAGATGGACGTAAACGAAAACTTAAGAAACATTTCACAGCAGGAAAGAGATAACATAAAGTTAGCTGTAGAGAAAACATGGGCAAAGATGCGCCCCGATACAACAAGTCTAAACTATTTATACACTATGTTTACTAATAACGTAGATGAAACTTTTAAAGGAAACTGTAGCAGATGCAAAAAGCGAGTAATAACTTACTGGATGACGAGGTTAAAGAGTTGGGGGATGCGTTAACAAACACTTTATTTAGTGTAGTTAGTAAAGCTATTGATGTAAACCATGCTATTGTTATTCTTATAGAGCATGGTTTAATTAGTGATACTGCAATACGTAACCTTTCAATACTTAGAGATTTTGATATAGAGAACAAAAACCCATTAAATAAACAAATGAGTATCTACTATAATCTAAGTGTAAAATATGATTTATCAGTAACTCAATTAATAAGAGTTATAAAAAATAGAAAAGTTTAACTATATTTGTTAGGCAAGTCAATTTATAAATAGGATTAAATCGTAATAGTTAAGGGATGGTGTAAAAGCTATCCCTTTTTTTTGTCATTATATGGCTATTATGTTAAATAGACTTTATTAATATTTGCTACATATGAAGTGGTATAATATTAATAATTCAATTAATAACGCTTTATCAATTTCTATTGATGAGGAAATAGGTTCTTTTGGTGTTAATGCAAAAGATTTTATTGAAGAGGTTAAAACTTCTAAATCAAAAGATATTGAGTTAGTTATTAATAGCGGGGGCGGTTCTGTATTTGAAGCCTTTGCAATTTATGACTTCCTAAAAAATTCAAATCTAAATGTTTCTGTAAAAATTGAAGGAGTTGCTGCATCTGCTGCATCTGTTTTAGCTCTAGCAGGAGATTCTTTACCTACAATGACAGAAAATTCTGTTATTATGATCCATAACGCATGGATGCCAGTTATATCCATGCAAGGGATGAACTCAGAGGAAATTAGAGAGTTTCAGATAGAGTTAGAAAAAGATGCTAAGTTAATGGACTCTATTAATTTAAAGATAGCTAAGATTTACTCTAATGCAACTGGTTTAGACTTATCTAAAGTACAGGACATGATGAGTGAAACTACTTGGATATTCGCAGAAGAAGCTAAAGAGTTTGGATTTGTTAGTGAAGTTTTGGAAGGTAAAAAGATAGCAGCTTTTGCATCTGTGAAAGACCTATCTAAAATGGGGTATAAGAATATCCCTAAAAATTATGTAAATCAATTAAATAACGTGAATATGTCAGAAAAGGATGAAAAAGGTCTTTTGAAGGTTATCTCTAATTTCTTTGCATCTGCTGAGAAAGAAGTAGAAGCAACAAAAGAGGTTTTAGATGTAGATGCTTTGAAAGCTGAATTATCAGCAAGTATTAAAGCTGAATTATCTAAAGAAAATGAAGAATTGGCTAATAAAAATGCTGAATTAGAAGCAGAATTAGAAGCTAAGAAAGTTGAAGTGGTTGCTAAAGTTTCAGAAGTTGAAGCAGCAAAGAAAGAAGTTGAAAAAGCTAAATCTGCAAGAGAAGTAGTAGCATCTAAAGAAGATGTTATTGAATCTAAAAAAGTAGAAGAAGTTAAAGATGCTTTAGGAGATCACATTTTAAGTGTTTTCAAAAACTCAGGTTACATTAAATAATTATTAAAAACTTAAATTAAAAAAGAATGGCAAATTTTATTACAGAATCATTAAGTACTACTTATCAAGGTACTGATGTAGCAGGATTATTTTTCACTCCATCAGAAGGAAGTGATGACTTACAAGGAATTAGAGTAATGCCTAATGTTAAGGTAAAAACTCAAATGTATTTATCTTCACCTTTAACTAAAATAGTTAGAGCATATTCTACTTGTGGTTTTGCTGCAACTGGTGGTATTGTTGATGTTTCTAATAGAACATTAGAAGTAAAAAAATTAAAGGTTAACCTGGAGCAATGTGGTGATACTTTTTATGGTACTGTATTCGAAGAAGGGTATAACTCAGGTACTGCAATTGATGACTTAACTAACACTATTGTTGGTGAAATCGCTAGAAAATCAGTAGGTACGGCTATCGCTGATGATAATGGACGTTTAGCGTGGTTTGCTGCTACATCTGCTGCATCTGCTGACTACGATCAGTTTGATGGATTTGTACAATTATTTGTTACTGATTCTGCTGATTTAGGTCAGTATGTTGAAATGACTGCAATTACAGGTGTTGAAGACACTAATGGTGATTTAGTTGCTGATGGTGCTTATGAGCTTTTAAAATATGCTTACGAGAACCAAACTAAAGTACTTAGGCAAGTTGCTAAGAATGCAAAAGCGTTTAGAGTTACTTGTACTATCGAGGATAACTTAACTACTACTTATGAGCAGTTAGGAACAGGAAACAACTTAGGTTTATCAAGATTGATTGATGGACAAGGTAATTCCCAATTGATGTTTAGAGGGATTCCAGTAATTACAGTTACAGGTTGGGATACTCAACTAGCTGATGCTGCTAACCCTAATTCTCAGACTTTAGGAATTGACATAGGTGCTAACATGATGGTTTATACTGCTAATGAAAACTTAGTAATCGGGTCTGATGTTAATGATCCTGAAGCTCAGTTAAAGTTTAGAAGTAATGACGATGATGATGAGTTATTAAAAATCATTGCTAAGTACAAAATGGGTACTCAGTTTGTATTTGGAGAATTAATTTCTTTCTATTACTAAAAACAAAAACCCCTGCCTATGGTGGGGGTATTTTTTAACTTATAAATTATATTAAAATGGCAGAAATTACAACAGACATACTAATTAGTTGTACTGATGAGAATAGAAGAGCAGGTATAAAAAGAATCTTTGTTATTAACAAGGATGATATTACAAGCTTTACAGAATCTACAGTAGCTACAGAATTTGCTTACACAGCGGTTACTTTAGCAGATACTGATGCGGTATGGTATGAAATTGAAGGAGAATTAGAAACTAAAAGCTATGGTTCTGAGGGGTCAAGAGAAAACGGTTCTATTTCTTATGAAACTACTTTAGAGGTATTTGCTCCAAAGATGGAGAAATTAAAAGCAGCAGGGATTAACAGTTATGTTGAATCTTGTGGTTTAGTAGTTATTTTTGAAACTTATAACAAATCAGGTGCAGAAAATGTATCTTTTGTTTTAGGTTGGGATGAAATCATGGGTAAAGATGCAGCGGTTGATGCAATTGCTAATGAAATTTTAGAAGCAGAATTACAAGGTCAGAATGGTTATACTGTTACTTTTGCAGGAAAACAAGCGCAGCCTTTAAGAGAGTTTGTAGGAAGTATTACAACTTTTTCTAGTGGTACTGTTGCTTTTGGTGCTTAATTGCTTATAGTGTGTGTATAGTTGCGAGTGCAACGAGGGGAGTTTAGTAGCTCCCCTTTTTTTATGCACTATTTTAACAGTATTGCAAAAAGTCATTCCGCTACGCTCCACGATCGCACAAGCTCTTTTGCAAAGGTGTTATAAATAATAAAATTATTCGCTTAGTCCTTCATTTAAACTTTCTGCAAATTTCTTTATTATTTGCTCTTTGGTTATTAAACCATCTTTTACGGCTTTCTGTATTGCGCCCCTTGGTAAATCTTCATCTTCTTTTCTATCATAATAAAGAAAGTCGGATACTAAATCTTCTATTGTATTTTCTATGTTTTCAATCATAATTTTTCAGTTTATAACATTATTTAAAAATCATTAAAACGCTTTTTACATTTAGCGTTAATGCAATAATACAAATTTAAAACTAATCAAACCTTATAAACCCCTTATTTAGAATCGTTCTAAATAGTTGTTTTTTTTTGTTATATTTAACCTATGAAGAAGTACGCAATTAAAAAGGCTTTCATAGGTAAGTTAATTACTGGGTCTGTTGGTGTTATTCCATTAACAGAAAAGACTAGCCAAAAAGACTTAATAAAGCTGTTTAAAGCAGGTTTTACTGATGTTGTAGAAGTAGTTGTAGAAGAAGCAGAAGATGAGCGAAAAGAAGAAGTTTAAAATACAAGGTAGCACCGCTAAAGTTAAAAGTGATCCTATCAGTACACCTATTATTAAAAGAGGTGACGAAGAAGATATAGATTCTACTTATAAATGGATTCCTTTTTTCCAAGATTCTAGCAACATTTACGTTAATGACTTAGCAAAACGTGCTAGAAGGTCAAGTACTCACAGCTCCATTATCAATCAAAAGATAACTTTTGCGGTTGGTAAAGGTTTTGTATTTAAAATTGATGGTAAAGAAGTAGATTATGATGAATTACCTGATGATTTAAAAGAATGGATTTCAGAGGTAAACCCTGAAGGAGATAGTTTAGCTGATGTTTTCCATGATTGGATGCAATCTTTTGTTATTACTGGTAATTGCTACCCTCATGTTAAAAAGTCGGGTGATTTCACAGCTTTATACAATGAAGATGCAACTACAGTAAGAAAATCTAAGGATAAAAAAAGAGCTTATATTTCTAACTTTTGGAGGGATATTAAACTAGGTACAGTTCCAACTATAGATACTCCTGTTAATTCAGATTTAAAGTTTTATAATAGAACAAGTCAAAAAGAGTATTTACTTCATGTGATGCGTAAGTTTCCTGAGTTTAACTACTATGGTTTACCTGATTATGTAGGTGCTTTAGATTGGATTGATATAGAGTACAGAATGAGTAAGTACAATATTGATAAATTTGATAATGGGTTTTTTCCTAGTGTACTTATGCAAATGTTCGGTGAAGTTCCTGATGGAATGACAGCTCAACAATATGTAGAAAAGATTAAGAAAACTTATACGGGTGAAGGTAATAACGATAAATTTATTATTGAGCTTTTAGATAGTCCTGAACAAGCTGCTATAATAAAAGAGTTTACAAGGGAGCGAGATGGTGAATTTTTAGATATAGGTGAAATGTCTACTAAAGCTATTATTGTAGCTCATAGAATAACACCCGCATTAGCAGGATTAGAAACGGCAGGAAAGTTAGGAGGTAACGAACAGATTAAACTAGAATATGACAAGTTTATGAATAGTGTTATTATCCCTGATTACCAAGAGCCATTATTGAAAGTATTAAACAGGATTATAAAAAGAGAAACTAATTTCTCTAATGTTGAGGTTAGTATTTTAAATGTTGCTCCTGTAGGTAATTCAGATAGAATAGATGTAAATGCTGTTACTACTATAAATGAGGGTAGGGAGATGGTAGGTTTAAAACCTTTAGAAGATGAAGCGGTAGGTAGCTTATTTATTAATCAAAATTCAGTAGCTAATATAGAAGTTACTGAAGATAAAAAAACAGAAGAGTAATGGCTTTTAATACTCCTATAATGACATCAATAGAGGTTAAGGATTTAGCTATTAATGATGCTGCATTCGATCAATCTTATTTTGATAATTATTTATTACCAACTCAAAGAAAATATCTTAGAGATGTGATAGGTAAAGATTTCTATAATGAACTTTTAACAGAAATTGCAGCAGATACATTAACCGCTGATAATGAAACTTTAGTAGATGACTTTATTAAACCTATGTTAGCTCATTATAATGTGTATGAAGTTTATTCTAAAATACACGTTCAATTAAGTAATCAAGGTTCTATAATTAATGATCCTGAATACGGAGCACAAGCTCAAAGCTTTGATTATTCACAAAGTAGGGATTTCTATATGAATAAGGCTGATTTTTGGCGTAAAGACATGATTGTTTTTATTGAAGATTCCAACGATGCAGACCCTACAACTTATCCTTTATTTGATGAGTGTAAAGATATTCAGCAAGTTAATAAGAAAGGTATAATCTTTTACGACTAAAAAATGGCGATAGTAATACATAAAAATATAGTTGACGGTGAAATTCACGTACCTAAAGGCTTTACCCCTGCGAATGATGGCGATTACTCATGGAAAAATGAGTTAGGGGAGTTAGAGTATCAGGATGAATTAGTTTTACCTTCTGCTTTAAACTTTGTAGATGCAAGTTTAGCACCTCCTACGGAAAGTACAGGAGATATATACGTGTTGTCTTTAGGTGGTTCTGTTCATGCTGATTGGGATAGTGTAAGCCTTAAAGATTGGGTGAGATATGATGGTACAACATGGAATAGTATAACACCTCAAAAGGCTAGTTTATGCTATGATAAAACCACAGACTTTCTACAGTATTATGATGGTTCTGCATGGGCATCTATGAAAGGTGGTATATCTAATGTGACATCAGCAGAAAAAGCAGCTTTAACACCTGCAACGGGTGAATTTGTTTACGATACTGATTTAGATAGTTTACAACGCTACAACGGTTCTGCATGGATAGATATTGCTAAAGGTTACGGTTTAGTTTCTGTAAGTCAATCACTAGGGCAACCCGTATTTTACACCGATTTAGCAACTGCATACGCTGCTGCATCTAGTGGTGATGTAGTTAAATTACATACTGACATAACAGAAAACGGTGATGTTGAAATAACTTTAACAGCGGGTGTTATATTGGATTTAAACAGTTATACATACACATTAAATACTACAGGAAATTCTCATGTCTTTGCAACAGCAGTAGGTTCAGGAACTTTTACAATTAAAAACGGAACAGTTTTAAAAATAGGTGGCGGTACTGGTTACGTTTTTAACATAACAGGAAGTTTACCCGTTTTAAAATTCACTAATACCATTTTTAACAGTTCAACTGGAAGGTGTTTATTTACAAAGGGGCAACTTACAGCCTTTGGTAGTAAGTTTTACGGTACATCTTCGGGTGATGGTAATTTTATAAACGGTTCATCGGGGTCTTATTGTTACGGTGGCGAATTTTACAACTTAGGAACAGGTGGTAATCAGTGTTACAATGCAGAAATGAAGTATAGCAGATGGGAAGCAATAAACGGCACGGGATGTGCTGTTACTGGTAAAGCCACTCATTGTGATTTCTATTCTGATTCAGGGAATGGATTAAACGCTTTAAGCGGTGCTTCTATCGTACATTGTTACGCGGAATCAAACACAGGAAGGGGTACAACATCAAGTACAGCAACTACCACCATATCCCACTTAGTATCAATAAGCAATACTAATATAGGTTTATACGCTAAAGGAATAAAAAGCCTTAGGCACTCTACAGGGATTTCAGGAGGTTCAAATTACGGAATACAGGCAGCATTAGAAACAAGCTTTTGTTATGCTGAAAGTCAAAGCGGTAGCGGTATGTCTACAGATACTGACGACATAACAGTCGATACTTGTACGGTAAAAGTAAAAAGCGGTACAGGTCATGGTATACAAAATAACGGGTTTAGAAATAGAATTTATAACTGTACAATTGAAGTTGCTAGTACAAGCGCGTATGGTATAGTACAAGGCGCAGCAGATGGTTATTATGTAGGTAATAAAGTGAAAGGAACTGTTGCGGGAACTAAAGGTAGATACGTTACAACAGGCGCTAACCTTTGGACAGATACGGCAGATGCACAAGGTAATTCAGCTAATTTATAATATTTAAAAAAAAGAAAATGAATAGTAATGTTTATCAATACGGAAATGACCCAATAACGGGGTTACCACGCCAATTAGTAAGAGATACGGCAGTAGTGCAGGAGGAAATGAACACAAACCCGCTGCCATGTGCTGTAGTGCATTTAAGACTACAAACGTACATAGCAGAAACTGGTGCAGTTGTAACTGATATAAGCGCAGGATATACAGTTAAGAAAGGTGATATTTCTTATGATGTTAACGGTAATCCTTTACCGAAGTATATTTACACCTATGTAGACGGTCAGTTAGTTGTAACGCCTGTTTTAGATGGTGAAGGAAACCCAGTACCTAGAAACAACGGTTACGAAAACATTATACTATTATCACAAATGCCTGTACCTTTTGATACGGTTTTAGATAATGGAATTAAGGAATATTATAACTTAGTTTAATATGAAAACAGAATCTATATTAGCTATAGTAGTGCCTTTAGTTGCCCTTCCTATAATTGGAATAATTAGTTTTTTTCTAAAAGGATTATTTAAAGACTTTAAAAAAGAAACGGTTTCTTTAGGGAATAAGATAGAGCGTTTAGATGTTAAGTTTAGTGATTTTCAACTAACAATACAAAAGATAGCTTTAACTTTAACGGCTGTTGAAAAGGATTTAGATAGAGCTAATGTAGGTTTAAATAAAACTAGTGAGTTAGCATTGAAAAACTCAGAATGTTTAAAAACTTTGGAACATAAATTTGAAGGCATTAGAAGTAACTTTGAATTAGTGGCTAATGAAAACGTAGAGCTTTCTTCTAAGGTTGTTAGATTAGAAAAGGACATAATAAAACTACAAGCTAAAAAATGAAACTAAGATTAGAGCGTACAACATTTACAGATAAGTCTACAATAGGAGAACTGTATTTAGATAATGATTTTATTTGCTATACATTGGAAGATGTTGTTAGATTACCTGGTGTTAAGGTTTATGGAGAAACTTGCATTCCTTACGGGCGGTATTCGGTTACTTTAAGTTGGTCTAATAGGTTTAAACAGTTAATGCCTTTAGTTTATAATAAACCTGATCTAAGCGTACAAGATGATAAGGGTGTACGTTTTGATGGTATTAGAATACACGCAGGTAATACAGCAAAGGATACGCATGGTTGCCCGTTGGTAGGTCTTAGTAAATCAAAAGATTTTGTAGGAAATTCTAGGGATGCTTATAAGTTATTAATGGATAAGTTAAAATATATAGATATTATTAAATTAGATATAGTTAAGGTATGAATAAATTAGTAGGAATAGCTGTAAAAGGTTTAGGTGGTTTCTTTATGAAAAAGGATTCAGGAAAGGATATAGTAAAAGGTGTTGAGGTTGTTAACAATTATAGACTAGATAAAAGAAAGATAAGCTTAGTTATTATTAGTATATTAGCTTTATTACTTGCGTTTGGTAAGATTGATGTAGAAACATTTATAGAATTATTTAACGAAGTAGAATAAGTTTCCATGCCTTTCTAGGCACGTTTTGTTTGTTTGTGTTTTGTTTTAGGGAAGGGGTCGTTACCTTCCCTATTTTTGTGCCTAATAAATTATTTTTAGTTTTATTTTTATAATATAGTTGTATAATAAGAATTTAATACTATCTTTGGTTTAACGAAAAACAAAATAAGCATTATTATGGAAAACTTTAGAGAAACATTAGCAAAGATTCAGACAGCAGAAAACACAATTTTTTCATGCACCTTTATTAAGAAAGATGGAAGTGTAAGAAAAATGTTATGCAGGTTAAATGTAAAGAAAGGTGTTAACGGTGTTGGTATGGCTTATGATCCAATTGAAAAAGGTTTAATACCTGTATGGGATTTACAAGCTAATGCTTTTAGAATGATTAATTTAAAAACGGTAACAGAATTAAGAATCAAAAAGGAGGAGCTAATTTAAGCTCTTCTTTTTATAAACTATAGAAAGATGGAAAATTTAAAAAATGAGATTTACAAAATAATGGATGCTAACCAAACAGGATTAAGAGGTAAAGAGTATTACGATTGTCCAAAGTGGGCATTACTTGAAAAAGATTTTGATGATGTAATAGAAGAAATAATAGAACTAATAAATAAAAACAAGTAAATTATGTGGATTAAGTTAGAAAATGAAAGTGTAAATTTTGATAATGTTACTAATTATCATATTGTTTCAGTACCTGAAAGAGGTAATGGAGGTAAACCTACAGGTGATTACAAGCACCACGTAGTTACTATTTCAACAAATAATGAAAGTGAAGAGTTTGGAGGTGTTAGGATTAAGTACGATACCTACGAAGAAGCAAAAGCGGTAATTAAAAAATTAGATAACATTTTAAAAGTAGTTGAATTATGAAAAAGTTAACATTGAATTATTTATTTATAGGTTTAGGTTTTACGCTTATATTACTAGGGTGGTTTATTAGTTCTGTTTATTATGAAGTAGCTGTTAATTTATACTTTGCAATTGTATTGCTTTCTATGGTTGTTTTAACGGTTCTTATACCGCTTCTAAGGTGGTTGTTTTGTAATGTCAGTAAAACGTATACTATTAAAAAAGGGGGTCATTACTCAGGGTTTAGATTTAAGCCTTTTATTAAAAAATCCAGTCAATCGGTAGATGTTACTTTTCATGAAGGATGTAATACATACGAGAAAGGAAACGATCAATTAAACGAGCAGATTAATAAGCTTTTTGGCTTTGGTGATATACTACACCACAACAACTCAGATAGAATAGGATGGAGATATAACAACTTAACAAAAAAGATAGACTTATTTAATTATAGATATGTTTATGGAGAATTAAAAGTAGTTGGTATTGGTGATGTTCTTATAGGTCAAAAGATCAGGATAGACTTAAAAAGTAGTACTTACTGGTTTGGTGTTAATCGCTTTCCTTACTTTGGCGGTAAAGCTGTAGCTCCTAATGATGTTAAAATAACACTAACTTTTAAATAATATTATTTTAATAGCGTGGTATTAAGAATTTATTACTATATTTGTACCACAACGAACAAAAACAACGATATGAAAACTTCAGCAGTAGTAAAGGAAATCTTTTTAGCAGACTTAGAAACTAAAAACTTCAAATGTTATTTTGACATAGACGATTCAAAAGTAGATGTATTTAGTAATGGTCATTTATATAGTGTATGTATTGATTTCGAGTATGAAATTAACGCTACTTTAGAAAGTGATAATGGTACTGGTTATAATGTAGAAACTATATTTACTGCTGTTGATATTGTATTCTTTGATTCTACAGGTGATGAGGTTGCAATAAACGCTAAAGGTAGTGATTTAAGAGAGTTTAGGGATTTTTTATCTATCAGGTTTGAAGATTATGTAAACGATAATAAAATATATGACAATGAATAAACAAAAGTTAAGTGACTTCCTGCTAGAAACTGGTGGGAAGTCTAACAAGGGTATAGCTGATTCTATAAGAGATGTAAAAGGCTTAAAAAATCCACATGATAACGTAGTTATATTTCAAGAAAAGCGTAGTATATGCGCTACGGCTGAAAAGCTACAAAACATAATAAGAGCATTTGATAAAGATGCAGTACTAACGATTAAAACAAAAAAAGGACAATGGAAGGGTTAAGTAAAAAATTAGAAGCTAAGAATATTGATTTTAAGGTTAAGCAGTTAATTAAAGTTGGCGTGAAAGTAAAAGCTTTATTATTAGCTTATAAAGATGCTAGGGTTGATATGTCTATACTTGATGAGGTTGCAGGTGTTGGTAATTGGCAAAATGACTATAAAAGAGATACTAAAGGAGTTTTACAGGGTGGTATAGCTGTTAAGTTTGGAAGTGAGTGGGTTTGGAAGTGGTCAAACGGTACTGAATCAGCAATGGAAAAAGAAAAAGGTGAATATTCTGATGCTTTTAAAAGAGCAGGTTTTATGTGGGGTATCGGTAGGCATTTATATGACTTTCCTAATTTATTTATTGACTTGAAAGATGATGAATATTACGATAAGCAAGGTAAGCCAACAGCTAGTAATAAATTAAGACCTAATGACTGGAATTGGTTTATAGATTATGAAAAAGGCATAATAGGAGCTAGAGATAAAAAAGGTGATGTAAGAGTTAATGAAAAAATTAAGTAATTATGGCTTATAGTAATAGTGAAGAGTATGCAGGTGAATGGATGATTACAATAATGGAAAATCTATTACGTACATCTTCAATACCACAGGAAGAAGTAGAAGAGGTTGAAAGGTATATGTTTGATACTACGTTAACAGTTGAAAAGGCTAACGAAATAATGGACTACCTAAAAGCTAATCAGACTAGAGGTAAAACTTTAGATGTAGATTTTGATGAAAGAATGAAAAGAGTTTAACAATTAAATAAAGTAGATTATGTTTGAAATTAATGGAAGAATTAAAGTAGTTAATGATACAGTTGTTGTTAGTGAAAAGTTTAAAAAAAGAGAGTTTGTTATTACTGATGAAACAAGCCAGTATCCACAGGATATTCTAATGCAGCTTACACAGGATAATGTAGATAAGATGAATGGAGTTAAGGTTGGTGATGTACTTACTGTTAAATTTAATTTACGTGGTCGCGAATGGGTAAACCCTGAAGGAGTTTCTAAGTATTTTAACAGCCTTGATTGTTGGTTTGTTCAAAAAGGTGAAGCAACTGCAAAACCTTCTGCTCCTGCTATGGAAGTTAGTAATGATGTAAATGATGATCTCCCCTTTTAATGGAAGTTAAGGAATTAGATAAGTTAATAAAGGATATAGGAGCTGTAATAAGCTTCTATTCCTGTTTAGCTGAGGACTTTAAAGATATAAATAGACTTATATCAGGTAAACGTAAATTAGTAGGCTATTCATTTAGATTTGCTGAGTTAGTAGGTAATGCTTTAGAAAGTTATAATAACTCTTATGCAGATAGAAAACATAAAGAAGCTGAAAAGAAGTTAGAGTATATTAAAACTGGTGATTCAGTTGCTAAAGCAGAACTACAAACCGAGTTAATAACTTATAAGCTACGAGTAGAAGAGGGTAAAAGTGAAGCTTTATATAGAAAGGTTAAAAGCCAATTCGATACTATTAGAGATACTATTAATTCAATGACTCAGGACATAAGCACATTAAAACAGGAAATTAACGATACTAAAAATTTAACATAATGAAAAGAAACCCGTTTGAAAGGTTTTTAGGTAAAGAAGATTTACTACAAAGAGCCGTTATAGAATATTGTGAGCTTCAATATAATGTTACTCCTATTTGCATGGGTACTGAGGGTAAAAAATCAGCATTTGAGCAATTTAAGTTTAAATGGATGGGAGGTAGGAAAGGAGTTAGTGACTTGTTTATACCTAAAGCTAATTTACAGTTTAGCGGTTTGTTTATTGAATTAAAAAAAGAAGGTGCTAAGATTTGGAAAAAAGATGGTACTTTATACGCTTCTAATAAAGATCACCACCAAAGGCAATTAGATTTTATTGATGAAATGAATGCAGCTAATTATTTTTCTCAACTATGCATAGGGTTTGATGAAACAAAAGAGGTTATAGATTACTATATGAATATTAGCTAACCTATTTAGAATCATTTTAAATAACAAGTAATTAGAGGGTAGATTAATTTTTACCCTTTTTTTATGCGCTTATATTAAAAAGTTATTACTATATTTGAAAAACAAACAACGAAATGATATGGACATCTACGAAAAACTACAGAAAATTGAAGCCAACATATATAACCTTAGTGTTAGTATAAAGGCTTTATGGGTTAATCCTTCACCTTACTATCAGGCATTCGATAAGCAGGAAGAGTTAAAACACGTAATAGAGATTAAACAAAAATCTTTAGCGTATTGGAAAAGGAGATTTAATAGAGAATTACAAACAATTAAAAAATACTAAGATGAAAGATGATTCTGGAAAGTGTTTTTATGATATAGCAAACATATTTATACCTGTTGTAAAGAATAAAAAAGTAAAAAATTCAGATAGATTATATATCTATAAAAGAGATGGATTCAAGTGTTTAAAATGCAAAAAGAAATCTCCGCTATCGATAGACCATATTTTACCAGTATCAAAAGGAGGTTTATTTAATATTGAAAATTACCAAACACTTTGTAGAAAGTGTAATAGTGAAAAAGGAAGTAGTAAAATAGATTATAGACAATTAAAACTAAATAAGATGAATAAAGAGCAATTAATAGAAAAGCTAGAAAGAAACCTAATGATTTTTAGCGCTAGTCTAGTAGCTTATGGGGAAACTTTAAGTACTGATGGTTCAAAAGATATAGGTGTTATGTTAGGAGTTCCTAGAATGGAAAGCATATTAACAGAAGCTTATGAGAAACTAGAGCAAGAAATAGAAACTTTAAAACTAGAATTATGAAAGCACAAGAATTGAGAATAGGAAATTTCGTCAACTATATTGAAAAAATATACGAAGGACAAAAAGATCAAGTCGTTAAAATAATAGCTATTACACAAAACTATTTAAAAGACGACACGAATAAAAATACCATCGTCAGTGAAGTTGAAGCCTATAAACCCATACCATTAACTGAAGAGCGGTTGTTGAAGTTTGGAGCGAAAGAACAGATTATTGATGAATGTGGAGGTAAGAATAGAAAAGATGTAAAGGCGTTATTTTTAAAGTACCAAAAAGGATTAAACTTGATGTTTATTGATGGTAAGATGTTTTACGGGTCGTTAGAGATTAAACACGTACACCAATTACAAAACCTTTACTTTTCACTTACAGGAGAGGAATTAACTTTAAAACTAGAATTATGAAAGCGTATAATTTTGTAGGATTAACAAGTACTGAACAGGTTAAATTTATAACAGAAAAAGAATTTAGCTTAACAGATTTAAGAAAGTATGTATGTGAGCACTTTCAAATAAATGTAGATCAGTTTTTTTCAAGGGATAGAAGTTTATCCTATGCTCGTGAAATGTTTCTATACTTAGTTTTTGAAAAGATTAGGGATAAGGATATAAATTATATGTCTAGCCTACCTAGTTTATTATCTACATACACTAGAAGAGATAGAACAAACTGCTTACACTTTAAAAGAATGTTTGAAAACGAGAATCATTTATATGATACTAGAATATTTAACGGTGTAAAATTTAAAGACCATTACAATAAATTATTAAACAACATTAAAACCTTATCATTATGAATCAATATTTATTAACTGAGAACGATTTAAAAGACTTTGCTGAGGGCATAGAGTCATTTGGAATAGAAACTGCCTTAAAAGTGCTTAAAAGTAGGTTTAACCCAGATATTGAAAGTATAACACTTGCTGAAATAATGAATTTAGTAACAAAAGTGACTAATGTAAGTATTGAGCAGCTTAAAAGTAGTTCCAGGTTACAGGAAATTGTAAACGCTCGGCATATCTTCTGTTATATTGCAAAGAATAATGTAGTGTGTATTCTAAGTAAGATTAGTGATATGGTTAATAGAAACCACGCAACAGCTATACATTCAATTAAGGTAGTTGAAAATGCTTTAGATCAGGGGTATTTTGAGTTTTGCAACCCAGTAGAAGTAATTCAAAAAATAATTAATAGAAAAAAAGAGGAAGAAAATAAGGAAGAAATTAGTATTATTGAAAATTTTAAAGTATAATTGTAATATGAAGGGTTTTATTAGTGTAAAAGATTACGCGGATAAAGAGCAAATATCTGTACAGGCTGTTTATCAAAGGATAGCTAAAAATACTGTTACTTATGAAAAAGTAGGTAAGGTATTTCTGATTAAAGAAAAATAGTTTTTTTTATTAACAATGTTTAAAATTTTAAAGTTATGATTATTATTGACAAGAGTATTACGGTAGATAATGGAGTTCAAAAACAGCTTTCATGGTGTGAAATGTATGGTAAGTTTTACTTATCTATTAGCTGTGATCCTGCTGATTCTTCTATTTATTTACATAAAGAGGAAGCTATCTTCTTAATTGAAGAGTTAACTAATTTTGTAAACAATAAAGAAAAGTAATAAAATGGCTAGACCTAGTAGAAATGATGTAGACTATTTTCCTTTCATGTGTAAAGAAGGGAAAGCTATGTTTTGTATTGAAGAGAAATATGGTAATGATGGTTTTGCTGCTTGGATTAAAATACTAAGATCTTTAGCTACTACAAATTTTCATTATATAAATTTATCAGATCCTTCTGAAAAAATGTTTTTAAGTGCTAAGTGCAAAATAAGTGAAAATGTTTTAGATGGTATAATAACAGACCTTTGTAATTTAGGTGAATTTGATAAAGAATTATGGGAAAACTATTCTGTTATTTACTCAGAAAAATTCATAGAAAGTGTAAGAGATGCTTATTCAAAAAGAAATAATAACCCTTTAGATAAAAACGAATTAAGTGAACATTTAGGGCTTTTAGGGGTGAATAAACCTATTAAAAGTACACCTAAACACAGTAAAGAACCACTTAAAGGGGTCGAAAACCCACAAAGTAAAAAAGAGTATACTATAGTAAAGGAAAGTATAGAAGAAAATAATAAGATTTTACCTTTAAAAGTTAATCCTAATAAAGTAAATGAAGTCTTAAAAATGTTTGATGAAACTAATTTCGAGCAAAAAGAAAGAATTTATAAAACTAATAAGGAGAATATTAGAATAAAATTATTAGAGTTCTTAGAAACAGAAAGCTTAAACGATACTTTTGTTAATAAACCATTAGGAAATGTAATAAAACATTTTTTTAACTGGTTACAGTATAGTAAACCTAGAGAGGTAGTTTCAAAAGATAACAGCGTTCCTAGTTGGATTACTGATAAAAGATAAATTCTTTCCTAAAAAAAAATAACAATATTATGGATAATAAAGCTTTGGCGAAATCTTTTAATAAGCCGTTTGATGCTTTTGAAGGATTAGAAGAAATAAGATTAGGGAAAGTTCAGCAGGGTTTAGGGATTGGTGTAGATGCTTGGGATAACTTTATTAGATGGAAAGATGGGCAGTTTAACATGGTTAACGGGCATGATAACGTAGGTAAAACTGATGTTATTCTATGGTACTTTGTTAACATGGCTAAGAAGCATAACAAAACGTTTAACATCTTTTGTAGTGAAAATACACTTAGAAGCCAAGTATTTAAACTATTCAACTTTTGGACGGGCAGAAGGATGGATAAAGATTTTAGTAAGGATGAAGCAGGGTATAGACGAACTTTAAACGAAATTACAGATTGTTTTAGTTTTATTCCTACAAACAGAAAATACACTGCTAATCATATTTTAGACATAGCTGCTACTAACAATTGTGATGGTTTACTAATTGATCCGTTTAATTCGTTGATGGTAGAAACTGGAAACAAGCACCAGGAAGATTATAACATCTGCTCAGATATTAGATTATTCTGTGATAGCACAAGTACAACTACTTTTGTAAATGCTCACTTAGTCACTCAGGCAGCAAGGAACGTTTACCCTAAAGATCATGATTACGAAGGACATTTAAAACCACCTGAAAAAGCTGATACTGAGGGAGGGCAAAAGTTCGCGAATAGAGCTGATGATTTTTGGAGCAATCACAGAATGACTCAACATAGTGAACGGTGGAAGATTGCAGAAGTACACGTTAGAAAGGTAAAAGAAACTATAACGGGTGGAGGTGTAACGCCTAGGGAAGCACCAATAGAAATGGTATGGGATGATTACACTAAGTACAGAATAGGAGGTATTAACCCATTACAAGAAACTTATACAGGTGTTGGTGTTAATGAGCTAGAAGATATTGAGAATCAGGTTAGGTTAGAAAAGTCTGAAGCACATAGTAGAATGAGTAAACAAAGCTATGGAGCTACTGAGGAAATAGAAAAAGATGAGTTTGAAGATGATGAAATCCCTTTTTAATTTAAAGATATGATTGTAAATATTATAAAAGAGTATGGTAGCCTTGTAGATTTAAGTGTTAAAATGTATGCTCAAACATCTATAACCTGTATCAAAGCTTATACGCTTGTAATACAACGTAAGTTTAAAAAGCAGGGTGTTGATAACAACCTAAGTAGGCTAGTGGATGATACTATGAAAGATATGGCTGATATTGAGCTATACATAGGAATGTTACAAAGTGAGGTATCACAATGGCAGTCAAGACATAGAGAGTTTACCACTTGTGAGCTAGGATTAAGGCAAAGGATTTTAGACTTAGAGCAAGAAATAAGAGAAAATAATTATAAAGTGTAGTATATTAGAATTTTATTACTATATTTGATTTAACGAAAAACAAAAAAAAGTAAATTATGAATATTTTAGAAGAAGCAAACGAGATTGTTAATAATAGGTCTGAAGAGAAAGAAAGGCAGTACGGAGCTTTTAGCGAGTCAATGGGTAAAGCTGCTAGAGTGGCTTCTGAATTATGCAATAAAGAAATAACAACAGAGGATTTTTATAAATGTATGTTAGCTTTAAAGATAAGCAGAATGGCATATAATTTAAAAGAAGATACTTTACTAGATGCTGTCGCATATATAGCTGGATTAAATAACTTTAACAAAGAATAGTATGCACTTTGAACAAGATTACAAAAAAATAATTATGCGTTGTTTATTAGATGGTAGCATAAAAAAAAATAGAAACGGGCTTACAAAATATCTTTTTGCTGAAACTTTAAAAATAGACCTTAACAAAGGTTTCCCTATAGTCACAGGTAAAAAGATATTTTTTGAAAAAGCATTAGGTGAGTTTTTATGGATATGGGGTGGTTATACAGACGTTAGCTTTTTACATAAATACGGAGTAAAATGGTGGGATGATTACGCTAAAAATGGTAATGTTAATAAATCTTATGGGCATCAAGTTAAAAACTTTGGCAAAGGAACAGACCAAATAGAATATGCAGCTAATGAATTATTAAACTCATCGAGAAGAGCTGTTGTTACTCTATGGAATCCTGAAGAGTTAAAAGAACAAGTCTTACCATGTTGCTATACTCAATTAATTTACAGTAGAGATAACGATAAGTTAAATTTACAAGTTACTTTTAGATCATCAGATTTATTTTTAGGTTTACCGTATGATGTTTGTGTGTTATCATTGTTTCTTATTAGCATGGCTAAAAAAACAGACTTAAAACCTGATAAATTAAGTTTAACATTAACGGATGCACATATTTACGAAGAGCATAAAGAACAAGCAGTTGAATATTATCACACGCCTAATTATACACTACCTAGATTAGAGGGTAAAGATTTAAAAGATTACAAACACGGAAAATTAATAAAAGCAAAGTTAATATTATGATTTTAGAAAAAGAATTACAACCAGTAAGAGAGTGGGCAGAAAGCAAAGGAATTTTTGACAAAGGAGACCCGAAGACTCAAACTTTAAAACTTATAGAAGAGGCTGGGGAGTTATCTAAAGCAATTTTAAACGATGATAAACCAGAGATAATTGATGCTTTAGGTGACTGTACAATAGTTTTAGTAAACCTAGCTAAGTTGTGTGGTTATGATTTAGAAGACTGTGTTAATACAGCTTATAATGTAATAGCTAAAAGAACTGGCAAAATGGAAAATGGAACCTTTATAAAAGATAAATAAAATGCTAAATAGAAAATACAAAGCTAAAATATTATTAGGAGATAAATCATTAAATCAGAGAACAGGGGAATTAGGCGAAGCTATATTCAAATATTGGTTTGGTAATAATTTCAATGATGAGTTTTTGCATAAACAAAAAGCTGATAGAGACTATCAAGGTATAGATTTTGCAGACGAGAAAGGTTATACTTATCAAGTTAAAGCGACTAGAGGTAGGTCTTATACTTTTAATTGTGTTAAAGAGCATATAACAGGGTATAGTACTGCTGATTTTTACGTTTTTATTCAAATCAAAGGTGTTAGCGCTTATATTGAAGATTTCTATAGTAAAGATTATATTGAAAAGAACGTAGTTAATAGTTACACCAATGGTAATTGTTTTATATACGCTAAGGATTTGCAACAACAAGAGTTAGAATTGAGTAAATAAACGAGCAAATGACAAAGGGACAATTAACAACGGAAAGTAATATACTACTAGCTTTATTTAGAGCAACTGTAGAGCAGTCAAGTTTTTTAAACGGTCAGTTAAACCAAAAGCCAAAGCAAGTTTTTAACGTATGGCAGAAACAAGGTTATGAGCTGCTAGACCAGTTAGAGAAAAGAAACATAGCTAACGAGGAATACTACGAAGCTATAACCGATGTAATACATAATATTATAAAGGGTATAAGGGATGAAAGTAATAATGTACATGATAACGTACAAAAAGATTAATGCTACAACTAAACAATGTTATTAACGAATTAAAGAGATGAACAAAATGGATAAAAAAACAATGACTTTAAAATGCTTTATTCCTAATAATGCAAAAACAGATGCTTTTGATAATTTAGATATTAAAGACACTATAATTTTAATAGATACACATGATGAAAGCAAAGTTAATAATGTTGTTTTAGATGCTGTTATAAAATGCGATTGTGAACTAGAAAGGTACGAACGGGCAAAAATGGAATTAGATTATAATAAGTGTATGGACTGTAAAAAAGAAATACAATAGTTTTTTATAACGTTTTGGCTATGATTTGCCTTAACACCTAAGAACTTAAAAGTATATTATAAACTTAACAAGAGGTTAATTATAGCCCTTGTTAGCAAATCGTTAATAATGGATATAGAAAAAGAATTTGAAGAACTAAGACAGCTCATAATTGATACTTATATTGAAAATGAGCAGAATGTAATGGATAAAGCATTAGAAAAACTAGAGAAGATAAAAAAAGAAGTAGGAGCATAATGTTTGCTAATGGATAAAGCTAAAAATAAGCATAGCGACCGAAGGTTATTTTTTAGGTTGTGTTATGCACCATTAATTTAGACAAGATAATTATGAAAACAGATATAGAAATAAGAGATAAACTAATGAGTTTAACTACAAATAATGAAAGAAGAAAACTTTTATTTGAATGGGTTAAAACTGGGGTAGTAAACTTCAAACAATTCAATGCACTTATTTATTATTGTGCATAATGTTAAGAATAAAAATCTACGCAGTTGTTTTTATACTGTGTTATAAACTGATGGAGATATGAAAAAATTTGTTAACGCTTCAAACATTGTTGAGGCAGGTATTTTAGAACCTTACATAAACTCAGGAGAAAGTTGGGATCCAACACCTTCTCGAAAATGGAGTTTAGTACTTGTAACTAATGCTGTTATTGATGGATTCCCTTATAGAATAGAAAAGGAATACGAAACCAAAGAAGAGTGCGAAGAAATATTATTAAAGATGAACTTAATTTGTTTATAACATGAAAGCAAAACGCTGCCTTTTTCAGGTGGCTTTTGCTGCTTGTTAAAAGCCGTTTTAATGGCTTGTTTTTTTTTAGTATATTAGTACTGTGGTTAATATGGATTATGAAGATATAGCGCAGTTGTTAGTAGCTTGTTACGGGGTGTTTGATAGGTTTATATTAGTACGAAGAAAAGTTAATAGATTAGAGCAAAGAATAATAGAATTAGAAACAAATGAATATCATAAAAGCTCAACAACTAACTAAAGGTGATACCTTTTATCCAGTAAGAAAGGATAAGGAGTATTACAAGGTGATAAGTAAAGATGGTACTTTTATTCAAAGCAGAATAGATGGTAGTAGTATTACTTATTATTGGTTACATAGTGAGGAAGTTGTTTTAGTTAGTAGAGAGTTATTAGGATTAGATTTTAAATACGGTAAGTATGGCAAAGAAAGTAGGTAGACCATCAAAGATAGATAAGTTTATAGAGGTGTCTAAAGATGTACTTTTTAGAGAGAATTTAATGCTTCTTACTGATGAGGAATTAGTATTCTTAATTAATGAGGAATTAGATACTAAAGATAGAATAGCACAAATAACCTTTAGAAAGTGGAAATCAGGAGATTACAGCGAATTAGGGGAAACTGGAAAAGAATTTTTATCTCTTATAAAAAGAGCGTTGCTAAAACAAAAGGAAAGTTTATTTAAAAAGTTTGCAGAAGATGATAGAGCATGGCAAAGATGGGCGTGGATTATAGAACGTAAATTTAAAGAATGGAACTTAAAACAGATTACAGAAAACTTTAGTAAAGAAGTAGTTGTAAATGTTGATACCGAAATAGAATATTCTAAATTTGATGAAGAAACAATTAGAGGACTTATTAAAGGGCTTGGATCTAACGAAGCTTAAAGCCGAGTTATACCGTAAATCATTTTATGAATTTAGTTTAGAAGCTTTTAAAACATTACACAACGGGCAAGAGCTTACACCTAACTGGCATATTAAACTATTATGTGATAGGTTACAGGTAGAAGCAGAAAGAATAGTTAATGGAGGTGAAAGAACAAAGCACTTATTAATTAACGTTCCACCTAGAACATTAAAGAGTGAATTGGTAAACGTATTTTTTTCTGTTTACTGTTGGATACTAAAAGACTCTATACAGTTTATAAGCTCTTCCTATAGTGCTAGTTTATCAATTGTGTTATCTACTCAGTCCAGGAGGTTAATAGAAAGCGATTGGTTTAGGTTGCACTTTCCTGATGTGCATTTATCAAAAGATGAAAACACTAAATCAAGGTTTACTACTCCTAATGGAGGTTTAAGATATTCTACTTCTACAGGTGGAACGATAACAGGAATGGGTGGAGATATAATAGTTATTGATGACCCACAAAACCCACAGTTAGCAAGATCAGAAGTAGAAAGAGAAAATGCCAATAGGTTTTTTAATGAAACATTACGTAGTAGGCTTAATAATCCTGATAAGGGTGTTTTTATTGTTATAATGCAAAGGTTACACGAGAATGATTTAACAGGAATGTTACTAAGTAAAGAGCCTAACAACTGGGAACATATTTGTTTACCTGCTGAGTTATCAGATAACGTACTTCCTATTGAGTTAAATAAGTTTTATGTTGATGGTTTACTATTTCCACAAAGATTATCTAAAAGTGTATTAGATGGCTTTAAAACTGGTTTAGGTAGTTACGGTTATTCGGGTCAATACTCACAACTTCCTTCACCTAGTGAGGGTGGTATATTTAAAGGTCAATGGTTTAACATTATTAAACAGCTTCCTGCTGGGTTATTGATGGATAGTTTAAAGTGGGATTACTATTTAGATACTGCTTATACTAATAAACAGGAAAATGATGCTACTGCTATGTTAGCCTGTGCTTTTCATAACAATGAGCTTTATATTAGAGATGTTAGAGCTGTGCGTATGGAGTTTCCCGAACTTATAAAAGAGATTCAACTATTTACAAGTATTAACGGTTACACCAATAGAAGCCGTATTTATGTAGAACCTAAAGCGAGTGGGAAAAGTATTGTACAAATGCTTAAAAGAAGTACAGGGTTAAATATAATGGAGGACAAGCCACCAACACAAGACAAGATTAGTAGAGCTAGTAGTGTATCTGCATTTGTTGAATCAGGTAGAGTTAATTTATTAGACGGTAGATATATAGATGGTTTCTTAAATGAGCTTAAAGCCTTTCCTAATGGGTCGCATGATGACCAAGTTGATATCCTAATAATGGCTATTGATAAGAATACCAACAGACGTAAGAAAATTAGAGCGATTGGATAAATAAATTAAAATAATTCCAATAATAGTTTTTTATTACAAATGTTAGAACTATATTCGTAGTGCGATAACGCAGTAACTATTAAAATACAAATTATGACACTAGATAAAACAAACTTCGACTACATCAAGGAAATGATAAACAACAAAGAAAGCATTAATAGTTTAAAAGGATTTTGTAAAGGTTTTGGATTTGATACTGAAAGTTATTCTTCGCCAGTACATATTTCAGAAGATAAGATTTCTGTAACGTATAGAAGAAATACTTGCTATGTAACTTACAATCATTCAAATATACACGGAACTACTTACTTTAATAACATTAAGTAATTTAACGTTAGCAGCGTAGTTATTTCACAACTTAAAAAAAAACGACATGGACGCAAAAGGATCAATTTTTTATTTAGAAGGATTAAAATTAGAAATAGACTACTCTTATGACTTATCAGAAGATGGTGGTTTAGAAGTTTGCCCAGTACAGGGAGGTATAACAGAGATTGATAAGGTTATATGTAACGGGAAAGATATTACTGATTTACTAAAGAGAGTTTCTAATGATGATACTTTAGAGTACTTAATAGAAGCAATGGAGGAAGAAATTAGCGATAGATATTAATATTAAAAACAAACGGCATGATTGATATTAAAGTAGGCGACAAATTAACTAGGGATTGTTATTCAGAAGAATATTTTGTAGAAGTTCTTTGTATTGGTGATAATACTTTCTACGGTAGAGATTTTTATAACATAGAGTCTTCTATAGATTTCGATAGTGGATGGAAACACTACAAAGATGAGGTGACAAAAGATTTAGAAGGTGTTTTTAAGTTTTACGAGGTTTTAAAGCAATCTGATAGAATATATGTAAAACCTTTATTAGGTAATCAGTCAGCGTTTGACCATAATAAAGGTTTCGATTCAGATACGTTTGAAACAATAACAGAAAAAGAAGCGATTGAAAGAGGGTTAAAAGTATGATTAAGCACTTATTAATACTTTCAATCTTAATCTTTGCTTCCTGTAAAAAAGAGGAAATTCCAGAGGAACGGAAAAAACTAGGTAAGGTTGATGTGATCCGAACGGATACGGAAAAATGCGGTTATAGTGTTGTAATTGAAACTAATAAATAACGAGTTATGTGTTGCGTGTAATTATTTTTAATATTTTTACGTTTTTTCTTTGCGGAAGTAAAAAAGAGTTGTATCTTTACATCAGTAACAAACAAAAACACAACGAAATGACAACTTTATACATTGATACGAAAAACTTAATATTTGAATACGTGGCTACTCATAGAGGTGGGTTAAACGGAGCAGAAGTAAAAAGAGAATCAGCTTCAATTGCTAAAAGCGTAAAGGCTTATGGTTTAGAAAATGAGGTTGAACATTTAAAAAATGTTTATAAAGCTAAAGAAGTGATTTTTTGTGAATTAATATAAATAAAAAACAATGCAAAGAAAAACTGTAATAATAGTAGTAGACGAGGGGCAATACGCCCTTTGTTTTGGCAACTTAAAAAAGGCTTGCAACGCTTACGGTTGGGTTTACAATACCATCGTGCAAAAGAAACTACCGTTAATAATTGACGGGTTGAAAGTTCAGCGGGTGGAGTTTAAATAGTTACACATAACAACCGTATAACTGTAATACTAAAAGAGTATAAATCGGACGGTTTACCAATAGCAAAAAAGATTCTTAAAAAGTTGAGCGTGTCCAAAGCGCGTTTTTTTGTTCCGACTGTGGGTTTTAACGAACACCTAATAGAAGTAACAGTTAATTGGGATACTCTTTTTTTTATTATATTAGCAAAAAAACCCTAATGAGTAATAAGATTAGAGTAAGGTTAAGTAAGTCAGAAGCTGAGTACCTAGATTTAAAAGTTAAGACAAACGACAAGGGAAGGAGTCAGGCAAGGTACTATATTTCTGAGGAGCAACATGAAGAGATAACAAAGATCAGAACAACACCTAACAAAAGGAAGTTTGTAGAAACAATTAAGAAGCTTGATAAGAAAGGCAACGTAATATCCAGTACTGAGAAGCTGCAAAGTAAACCTATAGATGTCCCTGATAACTTTGAGGTTATTAAGGTTAGTACATCAAAGACTACAGGGATGCAATGGGTGCAGTACGCACCAAAGAAGGTTGAGAAGGGTGATATTGAAGAGCATAACTATTTCAAGGTTAGAGATTCTTTAATTGAAGAAATGAAACTTTACGCGCCTGTTTATCCAAAGGTTGAGTATTTAGATGCTAAAGAATCACATTGTCTAGTGTTTGACCCTGCTGATATTCATATCGGTAAAATAGCATCATCTTTTGAAACTGGTGAAGATTATAATTCACAGATAGCAGTTAATAGAGTTATGAATGGATTAAAAGGTATTTTAAGTAAGTCTAAAGGATTTAGTTTTGATAAGGTTATATTTGTAGCAGGTAATGATATTTTACACGTAGATTCGCCTAATAACACCACTACAAGCGGTACAAGGCAAGATGTAGATGGTATGTGGTATGATTCATTCTTAATGGCTAAGAAGTTATTAGTAGATGTTATTGAATTATTAATGCAAGTAGCACCAGTAGAAGTAGTGTTTAACCCATCTAATCATGACTTTATGTCGGGGTTTATGTTGCTAGATTCGGTTAGTTCATGGTTTCATAAATCTGAAGATGTTACTTTTGATTGTGATATGAGCCATAGAAAATACACTAAGTATTATGATAATTTAATTTGTACGACTCACATGGATGGTGCTAAGATGGATTTATTACCCGTATTAGTAGCGCAAGAAAGTAAGATGTGGGATTCTACAACGCGTAGATATGTTTACGGTCATCACGTACATCATAAAATAGCTAAAGATTATCCAGGTATTACTTTAGAAACTTTAAGAAGTCCAAGTGGTGCAGATTCATGGCATCATAGAAACGGTTATCAACACGCTCCAGTAGCGGTAGAAGCTTTTATACATCATAAGAAAGATGGGCAAATCTGTAGAATAACAGAAAACTTTTAGTATATTTACGGCATAGTGTCGTAGCTATTTAAAAAACTTTATTAAATCCCTTAACTTGATGAGTCTGCGACCTTTGATAGTTAGGGGTTTTTTATTTATGGAAATTTGGAAGAGTATTAAAGATTACCCTAATTACGAAGTAAGTAATATAGGAAGAGTTAAGAGTCTTTGGTTTGGTAAAGAAAGGATTTTGAAAGGAGGCGTGAGTGTAGGGTATAAGAAGGTGCAGTTAACCAGATACTCTATTAATAAAACATTTAGAGTGCACCAACTAGTAGCTATGGCTTTCTTGGGTCATAATCCTAATGGGCATAGTCTTGTGATAGATCATATAGATAATGATAGATTGAATAATAAACTAGATAATCTACAAATCATATCTAATAGAGAGAATATTGTTAAGAATAATAAGAAAGGAAGATCTTCTTTTGTGGGTGTTAGTTATCAGTCAAAAAGAAAAGCAAAATGGAGGGCTAGGATACAAGTGAATGGTAAAAGAAAAATATTAGGTCATTTTAACAGTGAGTTAGAGGCGAACGAGGCATACCAAAAAGCACTAAAAGAATTAGTTTATTAAAAAATAATTATATTTACAACTATGGAAGAAGAAAACAAGCCTAAAGAGGTAAAAAAGAAAAAGGTAGCTAAAGCTCCTAAATTAGTTATTGCTGATAAGATGGATAACCTGGTTAGTGAAATGTCTAGTATTTTATTAAAAAGTAGAAGCGAGATAGGTACAGCAGCTTGTGCTAACCTTAATAAAGCTATTGCAGATTTAAACAGAATATCTAAGAACCTTAAAAGGTAATGATAAAAGCAACTATACTAAACAAAGAATACACTATTAGAAACGAGTGGAGCGATAACACTATTAAGCAAATGAGTAAGGCTCATTCTTATTTAGGTGAAATCCCACAATGGTTAGAACATTATCTATATTCTGATGAACCATCTAGCATATCAACAAGTAAGTTATTAAAGTTCTACATTGATTGGATAGAGCTGTTTAGTGATATACCTAGAGATTTATTAGAAGCAGATATTAAGGTTGAAGATGCTAATGATGTATCTTTGACCTTTTTGTTTGAAACCGTATCTAAGTTCTTAGGTGAACCGTCTGAGAATGAAATAGGGAGTAGTGAAACGATTGTATTAGGTAAAACTACTTATACACTTATTGAAAGCGTTAAAACAGCAGGAGGAGTAGATAAGATGTTAGGTGGTGCTACTTATAAACACTTTGCAGAAAGTCAAGCACTAGCTAACCTATACCAACAAAAGAAGTATAGAAAGTGGGAGTATTTAAGTAATATAACTGCAATCTTATTTAGAGAGAATCCTAACGAGCAGTATGATGATAGTTTAATAGAAATGAGAAGTAAGGCTTTTGAAAACTTACCAGTATCAGAAGCGTATAAAGGTTATTTTTTTTTGCTCAATTCTTTAAACAGCAATCAAAATTCTTTAGTAATATCTTTAATGGAAAAAAAGGAATCCCTATTGGATCAGTCAGTGAAAAAATCATGCAGCAACTTTATTGGGAGAATAAAGCCTATGAAATTGCTGAAAAGAATATTTTCACTAAAGAAGGATTAACACCATTAGAAAGCGTTTATAATACTAATGTATGGGATATACTAAGGTATGTGAGTATTGAGGTAGCAAAGGAAACTTTAACCTATGAGATAAAAGAACAAGCGCATAATAGAAACAAACCAAAACGGAAAAGGAAATGATTAAGATAGAAGATATTAATAGACCCGTTAAAGTGGGAGAATCTTACTTAGTGCCTTGTGTTGTAAGGCATGATAATAGTATTACTTATATAACTCCTGTTATTAATCACCCTCATAACGATGTTGAGAATGGACAAAAGGAAGTGCATTACCATGTTGATTACAGGTTTTTAAAGCATAAAAACGATGATTACTATCCTACTGTAGTTAATAAACACTCTAAGTATTATTTTGCTGAAGAAATTAGACCTCAAAAGGGTGTTCATGGTAAGTTAGAGTATTTTATTATGCCTGTTATAAATGAAGAACACAAAGGTATAACTCCTTCTTTTCAGATAAGTAAAAGTAAATTAAAACATAAGTGCATACATAAAGGAAAATGCCCACATAGAGGGTTTGATTTATCACAAGTTAAACCTAAAGATGGGGTTATAAAGTGCCCTTTACATGGGTTAATATTTAACGAAACAAGCAAAGAACTATTAAAATGAGTAACCCAAGAGTATTAGTATCAATGCCTACAGCATCATCTAAAGATTATTGCGTAGAAGAGTTTATAACACAACTAAAAACATTTACCTATTTAAACTATGATATATTTGTATTGGATAATTCACCTGATGCGAATCATGTTAAGTTATTTTGGGAGCGAGGTATTAAAGCCGTTCACGAACCGTTTAAAGCAGATTTTAAAACTACTAAGGGCAGGGAGGAATTAGCAAGGCATCAAAATATTATACGTAGTTACTTTTTAAATGGTAATTACGATTATTTACTAATGATTGAAAGTGATGTATTTACGGGTGAATGTATCATAGAAAACTTAGTTACTTATGCTGATGTTTACGGTGCTAGTATTGTAACTGCAACTTATGAGATTAAGAAAGAAGAGGAAGATGTTTTATGTTTAACAAGTACTGTAGATACTAATTTAGTTCGTAGTGAGCTAATGATGACTAGAAAAGGTGGTTATGATTTAATGGGTCAAGGTTGTGTACCTTTAAGGCATCTTTTAAGTGATGTAGATGCAAAGATAACCGCTACTGGAATTGGTTGTACTTTATTCAGTAGAGAGGTGTTAGAGGATATTAAATTTAGAACTGACCCAAAGGTAAGTAAGAAAGCTTTTAGTGATACATTTGTATTTACTGATGCTGCTAAGTTAGGATATGAAATTTTAATTAACAGTAATCTTTTATGTACCCA